TTGTATGCCGCTCAGAAAGCTGCACTCAATCATCTAGCTGATAATCTAGTTTACAACTCAGATCGTAGATGTGGAATCGTAACTTTGAATCTTGGATTGTTGGAACATCCCGAAGTACCATCATTAACATATGATGAAGTTATCGATGCAATCAAAGAGATCATTTTTTATTGGTATACAGATCGTCCTACCAGTACAGAGATCACTTTACAACATCGAGAGAACTACAGAGAGAACCAAAAACTCAAACAAGAACTCAAAGAATTGGAAGAAGATTTTGAGAGATTCACGGGTAAGAAAGTATAAATACTAATAGTCATTCAGGAGGATACTCTTATGTGGACTAAACCAACTTATGAAAATATAAGACTTGGTTTTGAAATCACTATGTATTTCAAACAAGTATAAATACAAATATGTCAGATATAGAATACAACGATTTTGGTTTTACTGCTCTAGATGCAGATGAACTTTCTGCAGTAGATCAGAAGATATCCAGTAGCACTGTCGCTGCAAACGAAGTGATCGATAAGCTTGACAACTTTATCAGACCTTTACTTGAGAACCTTGCAAAGGATTCTGATAAGGACTACATCTATTGGCCTAATCGGGTTGATATCATCAATAAGAAAATCCTAGAATTAGATAAGATTCAAGCAGGATTATAAAAACCCACTTTACTTTGCCTCAAGCTTTTTGATATAATTATTCCATTACAAACTAAAGGAGTAAGTAATGGAAGCAATATATGAAAACTTTGTCAACGATAATGAAGAGAAGATTGTCCGTATGGGACGGAATCTTATCACCTTATGTGAGAAGAATGAACTGTACCCAAAGGATGATGAAATGTGGAATGCAGCTGTGACTGCTGGAAACAAGTTAGTGACGATCAATACCACATATGGTATGAAGTCATTATCAGAGTTGAAGACAAATGAGGCAAAAGCAGTTTCTTATTATTTGGACAAATATGGCCTTGACTATAAGGCAGTGTCCATGGTATAATAGTTCTTACGGTGTAAAAACTGGGGGATGGGATAAGATGGTCAAATATCACAAAATCCACAAGTATAACACGATTGATGTGTGCGACCATCCCCACCTTTTTGAGGGTACGGCCCTGTAGTAATATGGGGCCTCAACCGCAAGTTCGGAGACGACTAGAATGTGTCTGCCCTGCCCTCTTTTTTTGCCTTGACAATGGGTAAGCTTTTTTGTTATAATATGCTTATAGATTGAATAGGAGACTGTAAATGGATAAAGAACTTTTAGAATTAGTCGAGAAACTTTGTGAGAACTTGACTAATGCAATGCACGAAAGGTGGGAACATTCCCGCGGTGTTACTACTCACAACTATTCTGTAGGTCAAAAATACATTCGTATTTACTCAGAAGAGAACGGTTCCATGAAATCAGCATGGGGATTTATAAACAAGAAAGACTTTAAACACTTTAAGAAAGGTGATGTTCTTAAGTGTGCTGGATGGAAGACACCAGCGTTGAATCAAGCAAGGGGTAATCTCTTTAACGGTTATGATATCAATCCTAACTCAATGAGAATCTACGGCCCTGATTATTTAAGATAATGGAAATTTTATTTGGTTTAGCAATCACTCTCTTCATGGGAGTGTTTGCTCTATACAGCTCTGTTATTGTTCATGAAAAGAAAACAGGTAAGAGAGTTAATTTACCTTGGGAAAAGAGGCCTTGACAATGCCTCCCGCTTTTTAGTATAATAGTTATAGAAATGGAGAAATGTATATGGATTGGTTAAAAGATGCAATAAAAAATTATGATGATCTAACGGATAGTCAGAAGGCACATGTCGATGCAACACTCGATCATTTGTCAGATGACCCGAAGGATGATGGTGTTTGTGTATGTGGGACTAAGGATTGTCCTGATGCATATGCTCACACTACAAGTGGTTATTAAGGAGACGAATATGGCTAATGCAAAATTAGATAAACTGTATGATGAAAAGTGGGAACTTGAAGCTGCAGTTCGAAAAGTAAATGATGAGACTAAAGTTATCAAGTATGATAATGTCCCATCTGATATTTACATCAAGGTTCAGACTATCGCAGAAGATCAAGGTATGGATGTATCTGATTCTTCTGATCTTGAATGGAAGATCAAAGAAGTTCGAGAAGCAGTCAATGCTCTAGAATCTGCAATCTACAATTTAGTGGAGCCCTTTGAGGATGCTCTCAGGGATAAGGATAATGAGATCGATGATCTCGAATTTGAATTAGAGGAGGCATCATAATGTTTGTTGCAAATTTTCTAGGTGGGCCAGATCGTGGTGACCACTATCGAAAACCGATTAATGTTCAAGCGACATTGATCGACTTTCTTGTATATAAAATCTTTGGAGTCCATATTTTCTTAAACCGATTTAATAAGAAATGGAATCAGGATTTTAATCAAGATTATTTTAAAGGAGTTTTATGGATATCAAAAAGGAACTAAAATATAGGTATCTTGCATTATTCGTTTTAGGATTTTGCATAGGTCTATACAGTGGTAAGGCAACTGCATTCGATGAGAATGGTGAAGCATTTTGTCTTGCAAAGAACATATACTTTGAAGCTGGTAATCAACCTCTCGCTGGAAAGGTTGCAGTCGCTCAAGTAGTTAAGAATCGTGTTGAGTCGCCAGACTTTCCTGATACTTATTGTGGAGTGATCTACGATGTAAAAGAATGGAGAACATCTTGGACAGGAAGACAAGTTCCTGTAATAGGACAATGTCAGTTCAGTTGGTTTTGTGATGGTAAGTCAGATGACCCAAAAGATTCTAAGACTTGGATTGCATCAGTTCAAGTTGCAAACAATTTTATGATGGCACCTACATGGGATTTAACCGAGGGTGCATTGTGGTATCATGCAGATTATATCTACCCTTACTGGGCTCAACATCTGAATGAAACTGTTACTATAAACAATCACATATTCTACAGGTAAATTATGGGAATGATTAATATGAGTGGGTCGATGAAGTTCGGCCCAAGTGGTAAAAGACGAAAGACTAATGCTTGGAAACAAAAGAAACGCCATCAAGTGAAGATTGAAAAAACTTTGATGAAACCTACACCTCAGAATAAACCTGAGAAGGTTATCCCTTCCCTCACATCTATGAAGGGTTCAGGTCATGGAACCAAGAACCTTGCATGGGAAGAAGAGAAGAAACTTATCTCGTCCCAGTATACGATTGCACCAGCATACAACAAGGGTGCATATCAAGTCATTGGTAAGTCCAACATAAAAGATATAGGTAAATGATAGAGCTTGCAAAATTACAAAATGGTGAATTGGTGTATGGAACTTACGAAGAAGTCGAAGCTCATGCAGATAAGAATGATACATGTGTAGATCGTTATCTAGATCATGTTGCACCTTTTGTAGTTCAGAAGAATTTTACTTATGTTGGAAATCAGATGGGTGACCCTTATTCAGTTTCCGTTCCATGGAATTATGAAAAGGGGGTTGCAGATGTTACAGATAAATGGTAGAATGGTTACATGAATATATTTTATCTTGATGAAGACCCAACTAAATGTGCAGAGTTGCATTGTGATAAACATGTATGCAAGATGATTATCGAGTATGCACAATTACTCTCAACAGCACATAGAGTTCTAGATGGTAAACCTTATGTCAGTCAGACTCTAGGTGGTCGTAGAATTCAAAGATGGAAACATCCTAACTATGTTATGGAAAATGTTTTATACAAAGCTTCACATGTAAACCATCCTAGTGGTAAATGGGTTCGTGATTCAGTTTACAATTATCAGTTCCTATTACAACTATGGCAACAACTTTGTTTTGAGTATACATACAGATATGGTAAAGTCCATCTAACTTATCAGAAACTTTCTAAGATACTTACTAAGGTTCCTGAGAACATAGATAACAAACCATTCTATCAACCGACTCAAGCAATGCCAGAGGATGTCAAGTCAGATTGCAGTCTAGAAGCGTATCATAAATACTATGCAATCTACAAGAAAGACTTTGCAAAATGGACTGATAGGAAAGTCCCTACCTTTATGGAACAATATGCCTAGATACGATTTTTATAATGAAGAGACTGGTGAGTTAATTGAATACACAATGTCTTGGAGAGACCTTGACGATTTCAAACTAAACAATCCCCATCTTAAACAACAAGTTTCTGCACCACAAATAGTGGGTGGTACTGGTGATCGAGTTAAAACTGATGATGGTATGAAAGAAGTATTATCAAAGATTGGTGATGCACATCCAGGCTCGGTTGTTCATGAACGACATGGTAGTAAAGATATTAAGAGAGAGAAATCTGTACAAACCATTAAGAAACATATGGACATCCAGTCCAAAGGAAAGAAACTATGACCGTAGTAAGAACATCATTACTAGAGATTACTGATCTAGAAAGTTTAGATTTAAAAACAGAGACTAGAGACGGAAATCGATTCTATATCGATGATAAAGGTGAGGCATATCCAAGTGTCACCACTGTAGTTGGTCTTAAGAATAAAGAACAAATTAGATTGTGGCGTGAACGAGTCGGAGAGAAAGAAGCAAATAAAGTCTCTACCTCAGCTGCAAAAAGAGGAACACAATTCCATCAACATGTTGAGGATTATCTAAGGAAAGAAGTAGACTTCATTGAGTTTGAGAACATCTTACAAGAACAAATGTTCAGTGCAGTAAGACCAGTATTGGATGAGGTTGTCCCACTTGCATTAGAAGCTCCAATGTATTCAACTTATCTTAAGATGGCTGGACGAGTGGATTGTGTAGGAATGTTCGATGGTAAACTTTGTATCATAGACTTTAAGTCTAGTTCAAAACCCAAAGAGAACTATATGGCAGAGTCTTGGTTTCTACAAATGACTGCATACTCAATCATGGTCGAGGAATTAACTGGACATGGGATTGAAGAATGTGTAGCTATTGTTGCAGTCGAAGGTTCTAATTCATTTCAAATGTTTGTATGTGACCCGAAAGATTATGTCGAAGACCTACTACAATTGAGAAAGCAATACGAAAACTTATATGGAGTATAATGATTACAAGAAAAGAATTCAGTGAACAGGTCGAGAGATTACTTGCAAAAGGTAAAGGTACTCCCGATGTAATGTCAGCAATAATAAAAGTATGTGAGGTCAATAAGGTTGAACCTGAGAGTGCAAAGAGATTAATCTCCACACCACTTAAGGAAAAACTGCAAGCTGAAGCAGAGCAACTCAACATGATTAATAGACATACACGAAGTCAGTCAACCTTGGCTGGTTTCTTTACGGAGAAGAAATAATGGAAAAAGGTGATGTCGTAACAGTGGTTACAATCAGTGGTGAGTATGTTGGTATACTCGATTCGTTTGAAGATGCAACCGTGGTTCTCAATAAACCACGAATGGTTGTTCAATCAGAGAAAGGTATGGGATTTGCACACGGTGTTGCAGTAACAGGTGAAGCTAATCCTGAGCAAGTGGTGTTCAGAAACATCGTTTATGTTATTCCAACAAATAAGGATGTATCTAAAGCACATACCGAAGCTACAACTAACATACAGTTAGTTAAGTAATGACGAGTCGTGAAGGATATGATGCATACACACTTTATCTTGGTATAAAGTTACACTTCTATTCTACCGACTACAATTTCGTTAAGTACAACGGTAAAGTCAAAGCAGATATAAACTCATTCGTTAAACGAAAAGATAAGTATCACTTTGGTAAGTTATACAAAAAGTATAAACAGAATCTACAAGATTTCTACATTGCAAATCTATCTGTTTATGATCTATGGGCTGGTGATCTTCTAGAGAATGAATGTGAGAAGAGATACATGGAGTGGAAGAAAAGACAACAGAAACTTTCCTACATGTTTGAGACAGAAGTATCAGACCAAATTAGAAAATACAAGATCAATACTTTACTTAAGGTAAACAAGGGACAACATCCTAGACTATTAAAAGCATACTTAGGTAAAGAGATAAGTTTAGAAACACTTTGTATTATGGATGAGATAATTGGATTCAGTACAGACTGGGAAAGACTCATACAAGAGAAGATTGTTTATCCCGAAGTTCACAACAAGATAAACAA